TGTTGGGTCAAAATGACGGAACAACCACACAATTATATCAAGATAATACACAACTAATTTCAACAGCACAAACTTTCGGGTCTTGTAATATGACTATGGGTATTGGTTGTAGTTGGAGAAGTGCTGGAGCACAAGACCCATCAAATAGAGGTTATAGTGTTTCATTTATCGGTGGAACAGCATTATCACCAACACAAATAACAAACTTAAATACAAGTATTAACACCTTTAATACAACATTAAGTAGATAATATTAAAATTAAAAAATTAAAAGAAATTAAATTATGGCGAACATAACAATTCCAAACTTAAATCCAGTAACCGCCGCTACTGATTTAGATATTTTGGTTATAACTAATGCGGCGGGCACAACAACAAGTAAAATAACAAGACAAGATTTACTGGCTGGAACAGACATCGCTGGTGGATTGGTAAATGGAACGGGCACAAATAGTTTGAAATCTGCCGACAATCTAACGACAACTGCGGCAGTATCATCAAACACCAATAGTATTGCGTTAGGTAATGGAGCAAAGGCTTCTGGTAGTAATTCCATCACTATTGGAACATCAACGATGCCAAGTGGTAATAATTCCATCAACATAGGATTACACTACAATTCTGCTGATAATGTAATCAACATCGGTAATGGTGCTTATACATATCAAGCGAACGGAATATCCATCGGTCAGTCATCGGGCTCACAAAACGGGGGTATTGTTTTAGGTAATTCTTCAAGAGCGGGTAAAACTGGCTCTTTGACCTTTGGTAATAACAATGAACATAACCAGGGTAATTATTCAGTATCAATCGGTAATGAAGTAAGAAATGGTATTGCTCCAAACTATTACGGAGCAGAATATTCTGTTGCGATAGGACATAACCATAAGTTAGAAGGTAATACTGAAAACGGACAAAACTATTCAACAATTTTAGGTGGGTCTGGTAATATCTTGACTGGTAATACTACAAATGTGGTATTGTTAGGTCTAAATAACTTTACATCACCCGCAGCGGACAACACCACTTATGTTGATAATATCCACACATTAAAAACAGAAAGTTTTGATGTCGTTGCGGCTGGTAATGTTGGTGGTAATGTTGATGTGGATTGTAGTTTGGGAACAATTTATACCTTTACTATGACGGCTAATACAACCCCTAACTTTATCAATTTTAGGGACGGACAAAGAATTACTTTTGTTATTACAAACACAACTTATTCAGTTCCAACTGCGACAATAAGTGGTGGTGGTTCAGTATATGCTAAAAATGCGAATATCGCACCATCTAACAATAATAAAACACTTTACTACGGAACTTTCATTAGTGGTGATTTGTATATTGACGAACATACTGGATTTGACGCAGTATAATAATATAAGTTATGGAATTAGATTATATTGGTGATTTTGAATATCAACGTGAAAGACATACTGGTTATTCAATCGGCAAGATAATCTTGGATATAAGAACGAATTTTATAATAGTGGAGGTTATGTATCATCAAACCCATAAAAAGTCGGCAAAACTAATAAAACACGGGTTTCCAGTTAAAGGTGGGGACGTTGATATAGAAGAATTGTTGAATAAAATACATAAATTACATTTTTAATGTTAGTAATTAAAAGAAATTCATTAAATCAATTGGTAGTTTCGGTTTCAAGTCATAAAACACTTGCCAACCCAAATTACTTGTTTTCGTTTGAACACATATTATCAAAGGAAAAGGTAAGATTTTTTCCAACAAATATATCAACATCTACCAACAGATACGATGAATTTGAATTTTATGAAGGACAACAACCCCTAAATACGGGTCAGTTTGAAAATGTCCCATTTGTATTATTCCCTTATCCAGGTCAGTATTACTATTCTGTATATGAAATGTTCAACACGGGAACAACTAACCCACAATATGCGTTTGATAAGTTGGAAGAAGGTAGAGCATACGTGGAAGATACATCAATTGAAAATCCATATACCTATACTTACACATCATCAAACGAACAAAATAGTAATTACATTTATTACAAACCTGGCACCAACAATCCCGAAGTTTTATTTAAGATGGAACAATTAGACGGGTTTAATGCTTATGGAAATTATTGGAATTGGAATTACTTATATCCCGATAGTGTAATAGAAGATTTAACTACGGGTGAAACATTAAGAATTGAAAATAACTTATACGATATAGATGATTGTAATCAAGGTTATACAAGATTTAGTGGTGAAAGTCAGTATAAGAAAATTGTTACTGGCACAACAAGTAATTCAACAAGATTAAAGATTTACACAGACCCTAATCAAATAACGGCTTATGGATATGGTTATGGTGATTTAAGTAATTTACCACCATATATTACGGGTTATACGTATAGTAATTTTAGGACTATAACACCAGGTCCTATTGGTTGGTTTAGAGCTGACCAAAATGCGTTATATGATGACGGAACAACGGGTAATACAACAAATAAAGTTATAACCACAAATAGATTTATATTACCATCAATTCCTATAAGTGGTAATACCACATCATACTTCCAATCACCAAGTAGTGTTTATACGGGTTATACGTATGATAGTGCGGGACAACAAACAAGTAGTTTAAAAACAATATATTTTAATGGACAAGAAAACAATTGGACTATTGACCCATATTCGGGACAGACACTTCAATATAGTTTAACAAAGTGTGTTCAAACACCATCATCACAGACAATTTATTTCAGTAGAAATGTTGGTGGTATAAATTATATCGGTAGTGGTGATACAAGTGGTAATTTCAACTTTATTGGGGTGTATGTTCCAGTAACACCTACGCCTACACCAACATCAACGATTACACCTACACCTACATTAACACCGACAAATACACCAACACCAACGATGACCCCGACACCAAGTCCAGGTCCAGCGTTTGATGCTGATGCTGCGGCTTACTTATCTGCGGTAATATCTGCGGGTGGTAGTTTAGATGCTACGATTAGTGGTGCTACAAACACCTTATTTACATCATTAAAATCTGCTGGACTTTATAGTAAATTAGACACCCTTTATATGATGATAGGGGGAACATCTGGTTCTACTGCTTTAAATGGTATTAGAACAAATAGTCAGTTTGATATTACTTGGACTAACCCTGGTAGTATGACTTTTGACTATTCTGGTGCTACGGGTAATGGCTCAACAACTTACGGAAATACAAACTATAACCCCCGTAATGAAAGTAGTGCCACAGATACATCGTGGGGTATTTACCATACCGCAGGAAACTTTGGTGCTAATAATGGTGAAACTTATTCTTTTGGAGCGTTTGATGGAACATACATAAATAACCACTCTCACCCACCAGGTAATTTGAGAATATATGGATATAATGTAGGCTCTAACTATAATATTGGAAATCCTACTGATTACAATGGTAGTTATATTTCCACTATTACAAGTGGAACAAAAGCGTTATATCATAATTTAGGTTCTGGTAGTAGTTTATCTGGTAGTAGTGCGCCAGGTGGTTCAGCGTTCCTTGTAAATCAACCCTATTATTTATTCACCCTAAATCTAAATGGTAGTCCGTATTCTGGAAACTACTTTAATGGTAGAATACAACATTTCTTTAATGGTGATTACTTGACCCCAAGTGAAACTACTACTATGATGGGAATACTAAATACATTTGAAACAACATTAGGTAGAAACCTATATTAAACATCGGTTAAAACAAGTAAAAATTATATTATAAGATATGAAGAACACAAACGATAAATTTAAAATCTACGAATTTGGAATTCCAGCTTATATTCCAAGTTTTGAAGAAAAAATCGTATCAAAACCTTACGTATTATATGGGGAAGACAACTTACAACCCCAACATAGTATAGATATGTATAATTTTTCTTCAATCAATAGAGCGTGTTTAAATGCGGTGATAAATGGTATTATCGGTAAAAATCTTCTAATCAACGGAAAGGAAGGGTTTATGATGGCTAATTCAACTGAAACCCTTTATGATGTATTTAAGAAAACAGCAACAGATTTTGCTATTCATAATGGTATTTCATTAAACACAATTAAAAGACGTGATGGTGAAGGTATAGCGGACTTTTATCATATTGATTTCAGTAAAATTAGAAGTGGTAAAGTAGATGATTACGATTACGTAAAAGAATACTATTATAGTCCCGATTGGACGAATATCCAAAAATACAAACCAGTAGAAATACCAGCATTTAACTTAAATGGTGATGGTAATAGTCAAGTGTTTTATTCTTTCCAATATCAGCCAAATCAAAAATATTATCCATTACCTTCTTGGATTGGTGGTCGTATCCCCGTTCAAATAGATATTGAAATAATGAATTTTGAATTGAATAATATCCAAAATGGGTATTTCCCATCTTTATTTATTTCGTTAAATAATGGTGTGCCAGGTGATGAAGAACGTGAAATGATTTTTAGACAATTTGAAGACATTTATTCATCATCAAATAACGCTGGTAAGATGTTCTTAAACTTTGCTGATAGTAAAGAAGCGGAGCCTACCATCACAAGTATTGCCCCGAATAATAACGCTGATTTGTTTAATTCGTTAAACGAAATTATACAGACAAAAATCTTGACAGCTCACGGCATAACGAAGCCCGATTTATTGGGCATTAAGACGGCGGGACAATTGGGAAGCAAACAAGAAATTATAGAAGGTTATGAACACTTCTTACGTTCGGTAATTGCTCCAAAACAACAATTCCTTATCCGTGAATTTGAAAAGTTATTATTCTACAAAACTGGCGAAGTCCATAAAATTACAATTGAACAGAACGAGCTGTTTCACGGGAAAACAGAATTCGTGCCTGGCGTAGAAGAAAAAGTAGGACTATGAGTTTAGGTGTATTATTAGTTAGTGCTGAAAAGGTTAAAGCATTTACAGAAGTAAATGAAAATCTTGATGAGGCACTTTTACTGCCCAATATACAAATCGCACAAGAAATCGGTTTGCAGACATTAGTGGGCACAAAATTTTACAATCACATTATGTCGGCAGCTGAAACAAACACTTTAACAGCGGCTGAAACGACCTTATTGGAAGATTATATTGGACCTTATTTGTTATGGAGAGCGGTTTATGAAGCATTACCATCAATTTATATGCGTATGATGAATAAATCATTATCAATTGGTGAAAGTCCTAATTCAAAATCTGTTGATAAAAGTGATATGTCTTATTTAAGAAATATTCACCAATCACGTTATGAATTTTATTCACAACGCCTACAAGATTATATGGTGTATAGACAAGGGGACTTCCCGTTATATTTCCAATACAACGCTGCTGATGGTATGCCAAAATCATCAGTAAATTATTATTCGGGTATTCACATACCAAACGGACCAAGAAGACCATTTAGATATTGGAATATGGGATTACCAGTTTATACAGACCCTACTAACCCTAATAATTGTTGCTGGTAAAAATGGAAAATAAAGATGTAATAGCGAACACGACAACGATGGCTGGTGTATTCGCATATTTGATGAAATTTCAAGGAGAATTGACACTTTTA